GTTACCATACGAGGGTAATCGGGCATTCGAACGAAAATTCATGGAGTTGAAGTATAAATTGGGAAATTTTTCCACTAAGCGGTCCCATCGAGAGGTGGTTGATTCGTACCGCGGTCGAAAACGTAGTTTATATGCCAACGCCATGTCCTCCCTAGAGGTCACACCTCTCGTTCGAGCTGACGGGTACAGCAAACTTTTTATGAAATTCGAGAAAATCGATACTTCGAAAGTGCCCCGATGCATACAACCACGAAGTACTAGGTACCATTTAGAATTAGCATCGTATTTGAAACACGAAGAGTCGCGAGTTTATCGAGCATTCCAACACATATTTGGCTATGATGTAGTAGCAAAACATAAGAATATATATGAAGTAGCAGATATGTTTGTTGAAGCTAGAGAGCATTTTGTTGATCCAGTCTATTTTGGTATAGATGCAGCAAAATTTGATATGCACGTTACAGAACAAGTGCTCAGATTAGAACACTCAGTTTACCTACATATGTATAAGAATGATCCATTATTACGCCGTCTATTAGATTGGCAAATAGATAATGTAGGGAATGGAGTTGTTAGCGACGGAAGCTTACATTTTAAGATCAAAGGAACAAGATTTTCAGGTGATATAAACACAAGTTTAGGGAACGTTATGATCATGGTTAATTTAATTAGCAGTTATTTTGATAGGAAGATTGATTATAGATTGATTAACAATGGTGATGACGCATACGTGGTGTGTGAACGTGAAAATGCACATGTTGTTAAGGGGTTCGTACCACATGCAGTGACATGTGGGTTCAGAATTGAACTGGAAGACCCTGTGTATGAATTAGAACACGTGCGTTTTTGTCAAATGGCACCCATAGAATACGAACCGGGCAAGTACGTAATGGTACGTGACCCGAAGAACTTGTTACAGAAAGACATTATGTCGTTCCATGATCTTAGTAAGAAAAATATTCGTGAGAAATGGATGTACGCAGTTGGTTATGGTGGTTTAGCAATGTATGGAAACATACCAGTATTGAGAGATTTTTATAATTACTACCATAAAACAGGAAACCCTAACAGTAATATGTTGACTGGCGATCGCGAGATCCAAAATTCAGCGTATTTTTACTGGGGTAGAGGATTAATACCAGAATACCGACACGTACACCCAGTTTGCAGGTTGTCATACTTTAAAGCGTTTGATGTAACACCAGATGAACAATTAGCTTGGGAAAAACACTATTCCAAGTTTTCGAGTAAGTATGACGTAGAACCCAATGATGAAGAAGGTTATGAATTGGTGTAGGTGGCGTGCACGCCACTTACATAGGGTTTTCGCGCGCCTTTGTATGAAATGACGACTTATACAGGAGAGAATATTACAGAGGCGGTGATGAGAAGGCCGGACGGTTACGCCGTGGATATGCCCCTTACAGGCTCCACTATACAAGGCATTATTGCACGTACGTCTTCGACAACACCAACACAAACCAGTTACGTGAGACGTCGTCCTGAACCCATAGAACAGGGCAGACGCGAACAAACAATGATTGAAAGTGCTATAAGCACAGTAGCTGGAAATTATTGTGGTCCATACTGGAGCGACGGCTTGATACAACCCTCTGTGGTTGGTACTGCGCCTGCTTTAGGAACAACAGATGAGGCATGTAGAATACATGATGCGTGTATAGCATCGGATGAGGATCTGTTGTATTGTGATGAGTTGCTTTTAGAGCAACCTGGTGTGAACCCTATCGTTGGAACTGCTATTGGGGTGCAAGCGCTAGCGCGCCGCTTGTATCGCGATATGACTAACACGAACAAATCTAAACGAAATCCTTCACAAGGTAAGACAGCAAACAAGAAGAATGCTCTTAGAAGAGTTACTAAGAAAATGCAGAACATGGCATTACGCCAGGATCCATCAATTAATATGCAATCAGCACCTGCCGCAACATCGATGGGATTAGTTAATATAGCTAACGCCCCTAAAATTTCAGCAATACAGCGAGGAGTGGTTGTAAGGCACTCAGAGATGATTGGATCCGCCTATGTTGGCTCAGGCTCACCCACAGCTTACAACTGTCAGGGTTTAACCATAAATGCAGGCAAATTTGCAACATTTCCGTGGTTGGCTGTTATGGCCACCAGTTATGATAGATATAAATTCCGCAAATTAAGCTTTTCGTATGTACCTTTGGTCCCCACCTCTGTCTCTGGACGGGTTGGACTTGGGTATGATTACGATTCTAGCGATGCCACGCCAACAACTAGGCAAGACTTCTTCAGTCTAACACGACATTCTGAAGGGGCCGTTTGGGCGCCATGTGCTCTACAGGTACCGGTTGACAACCAAATACGTTTTACGAATACACATACTACGGTTGATAGTAAGCTTATTGATTTGGGTCAACTTGTCGTTTTAACGGATGCAACTTCAGCAACTGCATCCTCAGCCATTGGTGACATCATTTGCGAATATGAAGTGGAGTTGTTAGACCCACAACAACCATCATATAGCACAACAATGTATTCAGCATCAAATCCAGCTAGCGGAGCAGACTTTACTGTCAAAGGGCCCGCGAGCGCATTATTTACTTATGTAGACAGTACGCATATAACAATATCATTAAGTCCAGGAAGATATTATATAACTTACATGGCAGAGGACACCTCAGCGTCATCCCCTGTGTTGACGCCTACTTATTCAAAATGTTCACAGATTGGCTCCGCTTTAGGGTTGAGTAACACAAATACTATCTGCCGTTACGTTCTTGTAGCATGTGATGGTGGCTCTGGTGTAGTTACATTCACTCTAACGGGTGCAGCGTCCTTTGCCGTCTTGGAGGGCATTGATTTTATTGCGTCTAAAGTTTCAGGAGACTTATTATCACCAGTTGGCTAGAATTTAAAAGGTCACTCGTTATTTAGAAATGGGAGAAGGGACTAACCGGGACACTGCTTTTGCAGTGGGGCGATAACCTGGTTAGGTGATATTCAACATTATGTTGGGTTTTAGGAGTAGGGTTTTGGGATTAGTCACCCCACACTTAGGTCAGGCGCTGCGTCCTGAATTGGTGCCACCGTAAATTGACTCCTTTGATAGCAGCATCACCCCAGTAATGTTTGATATCTTTACTGTTAACGTTTATGCTTAGCATAACATTTATTATTATTTAAAAGTCAC